GGTCGCGGGCCTCGTTGGCCTGGACCTGCATCAGCCAGGTGATCGCCTGTAGCTCATGCGGCTTCATCAGCACGCCCTCGCGCTCGCTGATGATCTTGGCGGCCTGGCGGTACTGGTCGGCCACATACTCATGCTGGCGCTGGTCCCCGATCGGTGCGCCCTCGCCGTAGTTGGCCCCGCGGATCGTGCCGCCCGCGGCCACGTTCACCGCATGGGTGTCGATCACCACGTGCCCATAGGGGTCGTCGGGGGAGTCGTCACCGCGGGCGATCAGGCGGCCGAAACTGTGCGTCTTGGCCGTGGTCATCAGTTCCTCGATGGACCCGCCGTCCATCGCCTTCTGGGCCTTGGCCTTCTGATCGGCGGACACCATGACGCCCTCGCCAGGCCCGACCGGATCGCCACGGCGGACCGACTCGTAGGCGTTCATCATGTTGATCGGCCAGCGGGTCTGCGGGCTGTAGTTGGACAGCAGGATGCCGCCCATTTCCCGGTTGCCCCCGGCGAGCATCCCGGCGAAGTCGCTGACCGCGGAGTACCAGCGGCGGCCCTGCGCCCGGGTGCCCTCATCGGCCTTGTCGTAGACGTCGATGATGTTCTGCGGGCTGATCGGGTGGGCCTGCCAGAACGGGTGGTCGGCCGGGTTGCGGGTGCCGGACTTGGCGATCAGCCGCCGCGGGTCGGGCACGACGTAGCGGTCCACGCTGCCCTCGGGGCCTGGCGCTGGACGGGGATACTCGCCGCGGTCTGCCCGCAGGCTGGCCGGGGTGTCGATCCACTCGCCGTCCGGCCCGCGCAGTTCGTGCATCCAGGCGGGGTTGCCCAGGTCGATCTCATCGTCAACGGCCCAGCCGTAGCCGAGCACATCGGCCATCGACGTCACTTGAGCGACCTCAGTTGCGCGATGTCGGCGCGCAGCGTGGCTTCCAGGGCGGCGATCTTGCCGTGGATCGTGGCCGCGCTCATCCCGGGCTTGCGGGCCTTGGTGCTGCCTGCGGCCCCGGGCTTGGCGGCGCTGGCCTTGGCCTGCGCGGCCTGCTTGGCCGAGGTCGCGCCCGCGCCGGTCTTGCGCGGCGCGCTGGACCGGGACTTGCCAGGCAGTTGCGCCCGCAGCGCGGCAATCTGCTGGTGCAGGCTGGCGATCTGCCGGACCAGATGTGCCCGCTGCTGCCGGTCGCCGCGCTTGTCGGCACGCTGGGCGGCCTGCTGTTGCTTGCCCTGGCCCGCGCCGCTGGCCGTGGTGAACTGGCCGGTGGGTGCGTGGTAGGGGTTGAACAGGTCGATGACCGCGCCCGGGTCGTCGCAGGCTAGCTCGATCAGGACGTCAGCCACCGTCCAGTCGTTGGCATGGCTCATCTTGGCCCTCGCTTGCCTGGCAACCTCGCCCGCCTCGGCGCGGGTGGCCGCGCCGCGGACCTCGGGGTGGCGGCTGCGCACCGACCACTTGCGGATCGCGGCGCGGGCGATGGCATACGCCTTGTCCGGCCGCATGCCACGCTTCTCGATCAGCGCCTTGACCACCTGCTGGAGGTAGGCGGTGTGGCCCATCCCCTTGACCCGGTAGAGCCCTGGCCCACCGGGCCTGCCCCGCGGCGCTGGCGTGCGCTCAAGCATCGCGGTCCGGGCGGACAGCAGGATGGCCGGGCTGCTGTTGGCCAGCCCACCCGGTGCCCGCTCCAGGCCCTGGCTGATGCGCTGCTGCCGGGCCTTGGCCCGCTGTTCGTCGGGAGTGTCCCGGTGCGTGTGCCCGGGGTAGCGGCCGGACCCGTGCTGCATCCGGTGCAGGGCGGTCATCGACCGGGTGTCGTAGCCCACCTGCTCCACCGCATCCTTGCCGAGCCCGTGGCCGCCTTCCTCGGGCGGGGCGATCATGTGATCACGCATTTCCGACCAGTGCGCGGCCTGGTGCGCCACCGGGTCGGTGCCGGGCGGCGCGGGGCCGACGTGCACCCAGCCGTGGACGTAACCGTGCGGGCCGACAAGATCCATTACGCGATTCCCGTAATGATCTTGGGATGCGACGAACGTCCCGTGGGCGGACTGACCGACCGTCAGGAACTCGGGCGGCGGCCGGTGGAACGGCTCCATCGGCTCGGGCTCGCCGCGCTCGGCACGGGCCATCGAGGCGGTGCGCTCGTTGCGGGCCTGGATGTCCTCGATGTCCTCCACGGCCAGCCGGTGCCGGTTGATCTGGTGCATGTGGTGCTTGGCATCGGCGTGGCCGTCGTCATCGAGGATGCCGTGCCGGAACAGGGACTGCGGGGTGAGCATGAACATCGCGGCGTCCAGGTGCCGCTTGGCGCTGTCAGTCCGGCCCGCCTCGGTGAGCCGGGCGGCATCGCGCAGGTGGTCCCCGGCCATCATTTCCGGGTGGTGATCGTCCAGCAGCCCTGCGGTGGCCCGCATCTGCCGGGCGGCCTTGGCCTTGGGCTCAGCCACAGCGATCAGCCGCGCCATGGGCACCCCGCTCTCGTGCCAGGGCTAGCGGGGAAAGCCCTCGATCCCGACCAGTATGGCTCAGCCGAACAGGCTGCGCCACAAGCTGGTGAACGCTCTGGCGACTGCCTGGACGGCCCTTACGCCAAAGGGGGCACGTCGGGCGGCGGCGAGTCCACCGGCACGTCGGGCGGCGGCGCGTCAGGCGTGGTGGTGGGGTCGGTGGCCACGGGAACGTCGATGGGGGTGTCGGGCGGCAGATCCGGCGTGGCCGGGTCGGTGATCGGCGTGGTGGGGTCCGGCGCGGGGTCCGGGGGAGCGGGCACCGGCTGGATGGGATCGCTGGGCACCTGCGGCGTCAGGCCGTCCAGGGTGTCAGCAGCGGCCCCGACCGACGCCAGCGCGTTCAGCGCCGGGGTGAAGTCCAGCGGAGCCTGCTGGTTGTCCGCGATCCACTGGGCCAGCATCTGCTGCGCCGAGGTGACGTGCGTGGCTACCGCGTTCATCCCGTCAGCCAGGTTCTGGATCTGCCCCTGCTCTGCTGCTGCCATGCTCATGAGAACTCCCAGCTTCGTGTCGATGGCGGCCAGCGCGTCCACGATGACCTGGGGGAGCACGTCGTCAGTGTTGACCAGAACAGGCGGCTCAGCCGTCATGTCGATGATCAGGTATCTCCCCGGCACGGTGGCCACGGTAGCAGGCTGTCATGCAGGTGCAAAGACCCCCGCCCGCTCCAGCCTGCGGGCCACGCGGCGGGACACCGTGGTCGGCAGGCCCTGGCCGCCGCCGAGCAGCGCAGCGCCCCTGATAGGCGGGCCGGGCCAGCAGCGGCAGTGCGGGTGGACCGCGCCGGGGAAGCCGATGGCGGGCATGTCGTCGGCGCGGAAGTTGTGCCGGTTGGCCTTGCGGCATTCAGGTGACGTCTTGCGGTCGTTCACCGCGTACCAGCCGAGCAGCGGCCCGTAGTCCATCACCCGGGAGTCCACCACGGCAGCGGCCTGCATCCGGTTCCAGACCGCCTCCTGGTGCTGGCCGTACCAGCGCCGCTCCAGGGCCATCTGCTGCAATAGCTCGCGGGGGTCGGCCCCGCCCGCGGCCACCCGGGCCAGCACCTCGTTGAAGCGGCGGGATGAGTTGACCATGAACTGGGCGCGGCGGATCAGGTTGAGCCGGGCGATCTGCGCGGTGGCCGGGCCGTAGAAGCCGGTCCGGTCCGGTGGCCGGTCCATCACCACGCCGAGCGCGGCGAACAGGGCTTCCCTGCGGATCTTGGCCGCCAGGAACACCGGGGCCAGCAGCGCCGCCGCCTCGGCCACGGTGTACGCCGTGGCGAGCACCGCGGCAGCGGCCACGGCGAGGTTGCCCTGCTGCGGCGGCTGCTGCGGCTGCTGCGGCGGCGGGGTGGTCATGCCTTGGGCGGGACCTGCGGGTACGCGCTGTGCGCAAGCTGCTCAGCCGGTGCGGCTGGCGGCTCGGGCAGCGGCACGTCCTGGGTGGTCCGGGCGGCTGGCCGGGCAGGCAGCGACTCCACCGGGACCGCCGCCGCCACGGTCTGCGCGGCTGAGTCCAGCGCGGGCAGCAGGTCCGGGCGGTGGGTGTGCGGCAGCAGCCAGGCGATCACCGTGCCGAGCAGCCAGGCGATCAGGAACGGCAGTTGCTCGCGCAGCGTGACCGGCATCGCGCTTTCCAGGTTGGGCACGTAGAAGAACAGCGCCCAGGCGATGTAGCCAGCGACGATGAAGGCGAAGGACCCTCCGCCTGTCTTTGTCTCGATCAGGCTGTTGGTGGGTGTGCTCATGCCATCCTCCCCGGGGGCGGGATCATCGGCGGCTTGGCCGGTGGCCGTGGCGGCTGCCGCTGCTGGCCGGGCTGTGGAGCCTGGCCAGCCCCCGCAGGACGCAGCGGAGGCTGACCAGCCAGGTGACGCTGCATCATGCCTGCGGCAGCGCCCGCCATCCCGTTGAGCGCGCCAAGCTGGCCTGCGGCCTGGGGCGGCATGCCTGGCGGGGCAGCGGCGGCAAGCTGCTCGGCGCGCTGGTTGGCGGTGGACTTGAGCGCCTGGTGCACCTGGTCGATGTCCAGTTGCAGAATGCTCGCCATGCGCTCGGTGATCAGGTCCAGGATCTGGAGCGGGATGTGCAGCGCCGGGGCGGCGGCCAGGGTGGAGAACATCGTCAGCAGGGCCTGCGCCTGCTCATCCTGGAGCGGGCCGAACTTCCAGGTCGGCAGCGCGGCCTGGGTGCCGAAGTTGAGCACGATCAGCGGCCGGATCAGGTCGTAGTTGATCGTCTCCGCGATCTCTTTGGCCACGGCCTGGCGGGACTTGAGGTAGAAGCTGGACTGGTCCTGAGACAGGGCGTAGCTGCCCCGCCCGCCCGTGGCCGCGCCGGTCAGCGCCATGAAGCCCGCGAGCACGCTGTGGGTCTGCCAGGACTCCAGCCAGCCCATCGCCTTCTCAAACATTTCGCTGGGTCCGCCCGTGGATTCCAGCACCTCAAAGGACTTCTGGCCGTCCGCGGGATGGACCAGGCCGACCACGCCGGAGGACTTGAGGCTGGCGATGTCGTCGGCGCGCTGGTTGGCCTCGGGCTGGTCGTTGCCGTAGACGATCGTGCGGGGCAGCGCCTGGTTCTCCAGGAAGTGATACCACAGGTAGAGCAACTTGAGCTTCGTCTGGTAACACCAGTAGCAGATGTCCATTTCGGACGTGCCGGTCAGCGGCTCGCGGTGCTTGCCGTTGGTGTGGATGAAGCTCCTGACCTGCGGGATGTCCACGTAGCCGGGGATCTTCTGGCCGCGGGTCATGCCCATGTTGCCGCCCGCCAGCCAGATCTGCTGCCTAAAGCCGTTCTTGGCCCCGGTGCGGGCGTTGTAGCGGGCCTGGCAGGTGGCGATCGGCCGAAACGCGACCTTGCGCATGATCACCTTGCCGTCGTCCCTGATGTCCCACACCTTCTCGAAGAACGATCGCCGGAACACCTGGGCGCTGGTGATCTGGCCGACAAGCTGCTGAATGGGCGTGCTCATCCCGTTGTTAATGTCCGGGGTCATCAGCACTTCATTGGCGAACTCGGCTTC